AACCTGTGATGTGCTTTCACATAGGGTTTTGCAGACCCTCGTCTTCGCCACTCAAACCACATCAGCATTTTATATGTTAATTAATTTATCAATTTCATCTATTGAGAACCCTTGATACGTCAACTCAACTATTTTTATTATATTAGATAAACTAACTTTTCGTTTATTATTGTTATTTTCTTTAACAGTAACTATCCTTAAATTAGTTACATTATTATTCGTTTTATTTCTATCAATATGGTCAATCACTAAATTATTTATGTCACCAATAAATGTTTCAGCAACTAATCTATGTACCATAAACACTTTTCTTTTTCCCTCAATAATTATTTTAATCCTTTTATACCCATTTGGTGCTGGAAATGTTTTAAGTAATTTCCCATAACTATTTTTAACCTCGCCTAAATTAGATATATAATATTCTGTGTTTTTAAATTGTTTCCAAATTTCCATATAATAAAAAACCCATCCTTTATTTGGATGGGCTTTGCAAGTATTGTTCAANNTTTAAGCCTCTCACGCCACATCAGCATAAATAAAAAAGCCCTTCGGGTTAGGAAGGGCTTTGCAAGTATTGTTCAAAATTACTCGAACTTAAAAAGCATAGCCCGTCCTGTCTACCACTAGTAAACATAACACAAGGACTAATATGCTGATTGAAGTTCTCATTCTTTTAATTCTTTCTGTTTGTTAATAAATATATGCAAAGGTACTAAAAGTTTTTCTATTTGTCAAGTATTTTTGAATAAATTTTTGATATTTATATAAAAAGTTATGATTAAGGAATTACTACGTAAATATTTGTTAGAAAGAATGGTTGATGAAGCTGTTCCTATGGCTCACTTTAGAGACCGAATGAGAGAAGTTGTAGACGATATTGTTTCGATTCAACTTCCTGATAACGTTTATTTACCTAATGTTCCGAAAGCTACTCAAGACGCTTGGATTATCTCTCAAATTAAATCTAAGCTTTACGCAAAGGTTTCAGCTGTTGAGATGAAAGATTACCCTACTTCAAGAGGTAGTTGTATCTTAGTTCCTCTTGGAATTATTAAGCTTCAACCTGTTAAAGGAAACCCAGTTAACATTATGATTACAGCAAGACGTAAAGAGGATGTTAAATCTGGTTTCTCATATTACATTACTGTTTACGAGAACCGTATGTCTACAATCGTATTAGCTGACCCTAAAAACCCAAACAATTCAAGTGTAGGTAATCAACTTCAAGCTCATATTCAAAACACCATTAAAAATGGTTGGCCAGTTGCTAAAGATAAATCTTATATCGATAAGGCTTTTATGGACAACATTATCATTCAAATGAGCAAGTTTTCAGCTTAGTCTAAATCGTCTAAAAACTTACTGTTTTCAAACTCAATATAGAGCTCAATAGAGTCTTCTTTTGGCTTTACAACTGCTTGTAATACGTTACCAGTGATATTATCGGCTATGATTGTATCTGCCTTGTGTTGGTCAAATGTTGACATATCACAACCCTTAAAGCTTATAAGAGCATCAATCGGTTCTATTCCACCATCAGGTACAATGCTTGATACTTCCATACCACGAGCACCAAAATCAGCAACCATTCCTAAAAAGATAAGTGATAAATTTACGTTTTTCATAGCTTTATTTTTGATTAGAGTACAAAGGTAAGAAAAGTTTTTGAATCTACCAAATATTTATATAAAAAACATGGAAATTTATAAAATATACGAGAATTTGATACTAGAAACCCAAGTTGAAGCTTGTGTTAAAAGCTTCGGTCACGAGCTTTTTGGTCACGAATTGGGTGGAAATGAGCCTAATACAAATAAAGAGGCAAATTATGTGGGTTTAATCCATGCTTTTACCGATACAGATTATGGGGTTGAAACGTCTGATAAATTTGTTAAAGCCCTTGAATCTCTTAAGGGTTGTATGAAACAATATCCAGAGGTTCTTACACCTGAAAAAACTAAGGTTTATCGTGGGCTTACAATTCCAGTTAAATGGTTCATCGAACATAACCAACCTATCAGCACTACTGGCCCAAATCCTTACATTTATAAAGCTAGTAATAAGATTCAAAGTTGGTCTAATGACTATGATGCTGCGGCTACTTTTGGTAATCACGATACACTTAATGAAGTTGCTTCAGATATAGACTTTAAAGACTTTGCAACACCAGAAGCTAGACAAGAACTATTAAAAATGGTTGTTGCCGAAGACTTACGTATTGCTTTCGTGTTAGAATATCAAACAAATCCAAGAGAATTTATTTTTAAATCAAAATACTTCAGAATCCTTTCTGCTGCTCATCATGAAGATGAGTTAATCAGAATCGATAATAAACCTATCAATGTTAATGCTAAATTTAATGACCATGAAGATGTGTTTTTAACACAAAAAGGTCTTATGTTAATCAAATACATTAACGCTGGAATCCAAGGAAAATAAGGTATTGACAATCTAAATAAAATTTCCTATATTTAAACAATCTGGTTATGTATATCTTTTTCTAGAAGTCGATAAAGCAGGTAATGAAGCCTTCAAGATTGGTATTACTAAGAATGACCCTGAGAAACGAATTAAGCAATTACAAACAGGAAATTCAAATAAATTAAGTGTACTTAAATCTTATCAATCACCCAACTATCTAAAGGTAGAACAATGGCTTCATAGAAAATATAATATCAAGACTGAAGCTGGAAATGAATTTAGACATCTTACCGATGAAGAAGTAATGTCGTTCTTAGATGATTGTAAAAAGGCCGATGAAACCATCACCTTTATGAAGGCGAACAACCCATTTTATAAATAATCAAGTCCATTAACTTTTTGAAATCTTCATGTGAGAAAACGTAGTTACCTTTATATAAATTATGGATATAAGCTGGCACATCCTTGCACCTAAAAATTCTTTCTTCTGGTGGTAAACCACTACCATAGTCTTGAATTAGTTTATTTAGCAATTTCTCCGCTTTGCTCTGCTCTGATGATTTCATTATATACTCTCAAAAACTCTTTCTTTGCTTGTATAGCGGTTAAACACTTAAATTCTTTGTCTGGGTTCCTTACCAACTTTTCCCATTCTAAATTAACCAAATACTTATCAATTTCTTTAATCTCTGGGTCGAATGGAAATTGTATACCGAACTTCTCAGCAATCACTGACATTAAAAAGTCTTCAGCTGATTTATATTCGGGTAATTGATTTTTTATTGGTGTTGGCATATCCAACATAAAAGCTTCAGTCGCATCATGTAACAATGCGGCTTTTCTATTTTTAGGGGTAGCTAATTCAGCAGCCATTAAAGAATGCTGGGCCACTGAATAATGTTTATTCAAGTGGCCAGCAAATCTAGGTATAGCAGCTTCAGCATGTGCAATGTCTTCGATACAAATCACTTCTGGTTTTGGGTCGAAGACGTTAATGTATAACCCCGAATTCGTTCGTATACATCCTTTCGGTGCATCATTCAGTAATGGTATCATGCTTTATTTATTTTTCCAATACTCTTTATGTTCACAATAATCGTCATAAGTACGATAAATTTGTTCAACACTATTATTGATTATAAAGGTATCATAGTCACTACCTATATCACTTTTAACAAATTTTTTAAATCCTTCCATTGCATCACCAATCTCCTTACCTTTAAGACCATATCTATACATAAGTTGACCACCGTTAAACTTGCTCTTTATATAAAGAGATTTACAATATTCGTACTCGAAGCCACGAATAGCAACTTCAATACCAGCTTCTGGGAAGAACATATTTGCTGCTTCAACATAAACACTCTTATCCTTTTCATATTGGAATCGGTGATTATCATCTTTACAATTTTCATCAATATAGGCAAGGAATGACATATACGATTTACGCTTAACATCACGCTCTCTATTGATACGGTTGTTATTTTCAAGTTGAAGATACTCCCAGTTGAAATACTTGCTCTTAGAAACAAAATCAAAGATTTCTTCAAGTGTATCAAACCCTTGTTTCCAACGATTGTAATCAAGACCTAGAAACTCATAGATTTTGTCGTAATCTTTAGATACAATAACTCTTCCGATATTAGACCCCTTAAAATAGTGGTCATACATAAGACCTTCTTGTCCGTATTTAAAACCGAACCCATGTGCAATCTTACCGATGTAGTTACCAAGGTCATTATAACTCAAATAATTATAGTTTGAGTCGAAATGCTCTGGTGCTACAGTGATAAGGTCAACTTGTAGTTCGTTATAATCAAATGTCCAACAATTTCCGTTATGGAAGATTTCATTTGGCTTAAATGTTTCAGTGATATACTCACGCATGTTACCGTTATAACCTTCCATTGAAAGGATATAATCAGCATCACCAAATGATTCTTTCTTGCGATAGAATAGTGGCATTTCAACACGCTTAAACGTTTGTTTAAGGATTGATGTAAGCTCGTTTGTAATTGTTTCAAACTCTGCTCTCTCGTATCTACGAGTCTTTGTATTTTTAAGTGCTAGTCCTCCCATGATTATTTTCCTCCTTTTGGTGTGAATTTAAAATATGTTTCGAAGCTTTCATCTCTATCTGGTTGGTGGTATTCGACATCCCATCCATACTTCTTAAATAATTTTTCAAAATCAAACATGTGTTTCTCAAAAATTTCATTTCTTGAGATTGAACCATCAATTCCTCTTACTTTCCTAATCAATTCATCTTGTTTGAATGTAACAGGATTTTTACCGCCAGTGTAATTCTCTTGTAATAGAGCGTTTACAGCTTGTATCACCGAATCAGGGATAATGTTATCCATGTTAGGTGCAATGTCTGTTGGTTTTAAAGGTTTTGTCGCCATATTGCTTTGTATATTATTATCGGAACTAAAATAGGTGATAAAATTATTAGTCTAAACCAAGCTCTTAATACATAATATCTCCTTTTAAATCTCCTTTGTTTTACAATTACTTCATGTTCCCCACCATAATGTTCAATCAAAATGTGATATCTATGATTACCGTCAAGTATTTTGTTATCCTTAGTTATCACAATAATCCCAATTCTAGGATTATATGATTGAATAATTTCAGGTTTCATCGCCAATTGCTCTTTTGTCCATTTAAGGTTAGGTCTTGGCTTTAATTCCTTTAATTTAATTCTCTTTATCTTTGATGACTTCAATCTTACCATCAGGGAAATGTTTCACAATCTGTCCTTCTTTATTCATATAAACCATTGGTAAACCTTGTCCCCAAGTATCCTTCTCCACTTGCTTTCTAAAATCTTCCTTGAATTGGTCAGAAGTTAGGTACTTAACCCAATCTTCATCTTCTTCATCGTTTTTATGTTGTTCAAAAAACGACACATCTAACTTCGGATACTGTTCAAGGATTTTGTCTGCCCTATCTTTAAATAAAGAACTTTCTTCCGCTTCTTTCCTATTGGTTGGAACACCGCCCCAAATCAACTCTGAAATGAATTTATATTGTGCAAAAGTATACTTACTTTTATTGATTTCCAGTGCTTTATCCAATTTCATACGACAAAGGTACAAATAAAAAATGAATTATGCAAATTTTTTGTTAAGATTATAAATCATCATCTTCATCCTCATCGCAAACCATTTCAATGTATGGTAAGCCATCTTCAACATTAACCGCCCAATCAGAACCAATTTCTTCAAATTGTTTTATCCATCTTACCATCACCATAATTCGTGACACTAACTGAATATCTTCCATTGTTTTAGGTAAATGCGGTAAATCAACCTCATCAATAATTTTTTTACCTAATTCAGATAATTTGTTTTTTTCTTCGTTACTTAATCTTTTTAAGATTTCTTGTTTGTACTGTTTCATTGTATTTATTTTCGTTTTTTCTTTTTACGTTCAATCTCTCGGTCAAGTAATCTCTTAGCGTAGTGTTCACTAACAGCATTAACATCATCTGTAAGCGTTTTATGGATGTATGCTGAGTGTTCTAAGAAATGTGGGTGTATGATACCAATAGTCATATGAAGTCCCCAGAAAGGTCTCCCTAGACCTAATTCGGCACGTATTGCGTGAAGTTCATCACGTTCTTCATGAGGAATATTTAACCACCAATGGTTATCATCTGTTCTAGGGTCAAGTAAATGAACAATCTTAATGGTTTTACCATCCCATTTCTTTTTAACTCGCTCCCAGTTCTCGTTGATTTCAGTTTGTGATAATTTACCCTTTTGAGAAAGGTCTCTCAATGAATCGTTAATGAATGTCACGTGGGCTCCACGTTGTGGTGGGTTTACTTCGATATTGTAACGTCTTTTAAGGAACCAAGCATATAAACTGGCTGAATCGTCTTCGATATCGACCATAGCAACTTTTTTCCAATCAGCTTGTGACTTGTGTTTGTTAGTCAACTCTGGTGGGTCGAAAATGATTTTGCCATATGTGATTACTCTGTCGCTCATTTAGCATTATATGATATTTTGTTGTTATAAAATAATCTACTGGAACAAATGTTATTGGTTGATAAATCGGTTCTTTAGATTTTTCATAACCAATACATTTAATTAGACTTAATAACTCATCAAAAGTTTTGATTTGTGGTTTTAATTGTTTTAATATTGTTGTATCAATCTCCTTAGATAATTCATCAATAACTAGGTTAATCATTTGACCTTCGACATTAGAAACACCAAGTCTTTCTAAATCATTAGTCATTTCTAATGACAACTGATATTTAAGTTTTTTAGCACTCCAATATGTATTGATATCCTCTTGTGTTATACCCTCTTGATTTCTAAACCATTCAGAAACCACATCACAACATTCATGTGGTTTAGTAGAAAAAACACTACCTAACCATTCTGCAAGATATCCACCCCATTCATGTACGTCATCACACTTTCTTAGTATCCTTCCCTCTTTGACGTAATATGTCTTATCTAAGTATTTCTTTATTTGATTTTTAAGTTTATCTGTCATATACAAATATACGAAAAATAAACCAAAAATCAATATTAAGCCGTTCTAAGAGGTTTTAAAAAGTCTCTTAAGAAAGCGTTGTTTTCGCCACCAACTTTTTCTACCCAGTGTTCGTAATTCTTCTTGTTCTTTACTTCCAATTCTGAAAGTTGTTTTTCACTTGGTTTCTTTTTACTCCATGGAAGTGTTTCAGGAACAAAATCAGGGTAAAGTGTTCTGTTGAATACTCGTTCATCAACTAAGAAACAAAATGCTGACATTTGGTCCCCTAAATCTGGTTCATAGAATGCTACAACTGGTATTCCGTTAGAATCAAGGTTGTTAAAATGTTTGTTTAATGAACCTAAACGCTCAATTGTTTTATTTGTTGTACCACCATTAAGAATAATAACTGTTTTGTCAATATCAGCCCATTTGTTATAAGCTGTTTCTAATGGTTTAACATCTCTTACACTTCTACCATAATCAACTACCGCATGGCAGAATTGAATACCTTGTTGTATAGGACTTAAATTATATGCAACTAAGCCGTACATACGGTATTCTAAATACTTATCAGTCTTTCTTGGTTGAGAATTAGGTTTCACAGTACATAACGCTAAGCGTCTGTAAAACTCTTTTGCATCAATCTTTTCGGTGAAGTATGATTCTTCACAGTCACCCATGTTAGTGTCCCAATCCAATAGTTTTAGAAGCCTAACATTAGCTTCAAGGCACCATTCATAACCTGTCTTTTTTACAATTTCTTCCATTATGCAATTTCAATTAAGTGTGATACAGTACACTGCTCTGGGCGATATACAATATATTCGTTGTTTCTTAAATCAGCACCACCCTTAGCAAATACGCTATCGTATCCTTCTTTTTTCAATACCTTATCACTCAATGAGTAACAACTAGAGTCGTGATGTAATATTTCTTTTTGTTTTCCTAAGTGTACATCAAACAACGCTAAAAACGCCTTGTTATCACCACCGTGTGCCCAATATGAGCCTCTTAATGACGTATATCCGATTGATTTTTGTGCCTTATCAGCAAAATAAATACCATCACCAAACATACTTCCAGTATGCACCGCACCAGATGGACGGATAAGTAAACCAGTTTGTAAAATGTTAAACCAGTTCTCATTACGTGACCCATGCCAGTACAGACGCTTTTTCTTAACCTCAACACTAGCCATATGCTTATCAAACTTAGCTTGTGTTTTAGTATTAACAACCTTAAACACATTTTTCATTTGATTAGCGTTAGGTCTCATCAATTTCTTAATCAACTCAAGAGTATCTTTGTCTTTTTCAACTTCAACACTAATACCCATTTGGTCTAAGATAGTAATCTCTTTTACTTTTTTCTTCTTACCACCCTCAGCTTGTTTCTTAGCTTCTTCTTCCGCTTCTTTTTGTTTCTTAATTAATTCTACCTGACCAGCCATAGTATCAAGCGTTGATTGTTCTTCATCAATCAAACGTTGTGCACGTTCAAGACTTGATTTATCACTGATAGGATTCATCAAATGATTTTTAACATTATCCATCTTTCGAGGGATTATCGTATAAAGCTTAAGTAATAAATCATTGATTGATTTAATATCAACATTGATTTTAATTAAACCACTGATTTGGTTAACTACATCTTGAGCAGCATTTACTTGTTGTTCAGATACAGCTTCTTGTGTAACCTTATAGTTTCTTTGGATTGATTTGTTGGCGAAAGCCATCAATTCCTTAATTAATTTTTTAACTAAGCTATCTTTAATCGCTTCAGTACCATCATCTTTAACAACGTTTGTAGGTACTTCTACCTTAGTAACATTGTATTCGGTTACATCTTCATAACCCTTAGATTTACCAGTCTTTTGTTTATAGACAGACCCCCATTTAGATTTGTCTTTGTATTCGACAGTTAAATTAGCACCAACACGCCCATATGAGCATTTAATACGACCATCAGGCAATTCTTCCATGATGTATTCCTTATTACTGTTGTCTGTCTTACCGTTATCCACACTAACATGGACAAGCTTGGCATATCTTAAACCGTTTTCTTTAATAATCATAAATTATCTAATTTAGTGCAAAGGTACAAATAAATTTTTAAATATCCAAATCAAAAAAACTTTTTGTTTCACCAGAGTTAGCTTTTTGTTCAGCCATCTTCTTAAGATAAGGTAGAGAAATAGGGTCTGGCCCCTCATTGTAGAAATTGTAATTAGGTTGAAGACCAACCAATTTGTCTTCTAGCGGTGTAACACTTGGTTTAGGTTTGGGTTTAATCCCTAATAACGCTGGTGCATCTTTTAAACACCAATCGATATATGTAGGATGATGTTCTTCAACCCAAGCATATGTTTTACCAACATGCTTACCAGCTTTAAACACGAAATTCGGGTCTGTCATATATCTAAATCTTTTGGTGCTTCGTCAATTACATGACGTTTCCACCATCTATAACATTTTTCTTTTAATAAGAACCAATTCCAACTTATAGTCCATTTTAAATTTGACCATATTGTTGGTACGTCATATCCTTCCTCAGAATAATCATACTCAGCACACGCATATGGTCGGCCACGGTCATCTAAGTTTACCCAGATACCGTCTTCTTTAGTAATTTTAACCATGTGGTCATTTCCTTCATGGATAACCCATCTCCAATCCTTACCTTCAACACCTTCAGGTTGTTCAGCATATTCACCAGTTGCATAGTGAAAATTGCATGAACAACCAATATCGTCAGGTGATGAGATGCAGTCATCGCAGACATAAGGGTTTACCTTATTACCGAAACCTGGCATGTACAAGTACGTTGCCATTTTACCACAGTCGCATTTTTCTTTAGCCATTTACCAGCTTCTTGTATCGTCCTCGAAGAACGATGGGTTTTTGGTCACAAATTCATAGAATAACGGTTGCATTGACGGTGGAACCATGTTCCCATTCACGTACACCACATCCATTACAATTTCAATTTCTTGTGACGCTTTTAATGGTATATCTTTAGTTACTAAAGCGTCTTTTTTAAGTTTATAAACTTTGTTTTGTATCATACATTAATTGAATAAGACAAGTTATTATTTTACTTTAACACAATACCAATTACGATATTTTATTAAACCACTAGTTTCAAGTCTTTTTTTATTTGACCCTAACTTTTGATATATTTTAGAGCCATTAGTTAAATACGATTTCTTTAACACACCATACGGTAAACCTTTTCTTTTACAAAAAGAAATAAAATCTTCATTTATTATTTTGTATTTAAGATTACTATTTTCATCAAAAATATGATATTCCGTTTCTTTAAAATTTTGACCTTTAGTTATACCAACTAATTCACCACTAATAAATCGCTTATCATTTGCTTTAACTTTAAATACATTACCACTACTATCTCTAACACTAATCAACCCCTTGTAAATTGATGTATAATTACCTGTTTTAAATTCAGAGTTTGTTATCCTAAGTTGTTCACCACTCTTATTTTTCACAGTAATCAAACCATGTTTTTCAAAACAACGTTTTAATTCACCAGTTAATATTCGACCATCATTCTTATCTACTTGAAATGTATTACCATTATCATCAAAAACAGCTATTTTCCCTTTACAAACACCTTCATAATTATCATTAGCGTAAAATTCTTCAACACTAACTTGTTTTCCACATAAGCTGACATAACCTTTTCTAAACCCACCATAACCACCAACTTTTAAATTATAAGTATCTGTCCGTTTAACAAATTCTTCATTAACTATTTCAGATTCTTTTCGTCTCATATCATCCTCTGATGAACAAAATCTCAGAATTCGTTTCTCAAAATTTTCAACACCATATTTTGCTATTACCGCCTTAATATGTTTACCAGACCCCATATAGTTATCATTGGGGTTGTTAGTTTTATGTAAACCAACATAAACCTTCCCGTTTAACTTGTTTTTAATTTCGTAAATCAAATAATACATACTCTTTCAATATAAATATATCGAAATTTCAGAAAGTTATGACCAGACCATTAAATATTGTTATATTTAGCTAAAAAATATTTTTTAGCTATTTCTGACACATACTTCACAATATCTTTAAACTCAAAACCAGATTCAGCAATAATATCAATATCTTCTTTAACAACGTCTGAAGTTACATTTTTAATATAGTCACCTAAACGTTTAATATCTAATTCACCGCCATTAATAAGATTAAACGTATTAGTTAACATTTGGTCTAATCTCCATTCTGGAGTCACTTTATTAGCTAACTCAATCAAAGCGGATATTTTTTCATTATCAACTGATTTTAATGTTTTAACTTTAGATTTACCAGCGTGTTTTTCACCTTTTGATTTAAAACGTATAACATTACCGTTAAATTCTGTTGAAAAAACAATACCTTCACCAATTCCATCAACACCAAATTCTTTCGAGACTGGGCAATTGTTTTCAACTTCTAATGTTAATTCTATTATTTTATTTATCGATTCGTTAGGTTTATTAAAATCAATGTCAATTTCATAAGTTTTAAAATCTAGAATATTATAAATTCTTTTTTCAACAGCTCTTATGTTTGAAGAATCAATCCAATATGCTGGTTTAATTTTACGTTCCTCATCATTTTCAACATGTGGAGTCACTTTAATACCAATAATAAATGCAGTTTTTTTAATTTCAGAAATACCAACATTTTTTTGTATTCCACTGCCAGCCCACTCAAAAAAGATAGAAAGGGTATTTGTGTTTAAATCAATGTTATGATGTTCTGCAACATGTGCGAACATTGATTCAAAGATTTCACGATTAGATTCTACGAAGAATGCAAACCCAGCGTTATCACTTTCTGGTGTGATAATGTTCTCACGAGATTGAGCCCACATACCATCTTCATTGTTGAAGCAGATACCTGCGTTTGTACCATGAAGTTTAACCGTACCCTTAAATCTAAGAGTTGGTTTTTCCTTGTTATGGTCGTAAATAGCTTCACCGTTTTCATCAAGTCCAACGAAGTTGAATTGACGATTTACGGTAGCATTTACATGTCGATATTGTTCAATCGATGGGAAACTTATGTGGCGTTTATTTTTCATATTTATCTTTTTTTTAGTTATTAAATTTACTTCTATTTTCAGTTTTCCACAATGGTTGTAAATTACTTAACGCATTTACAACTGATGGTGGTGTATTTTTATCAAACTTAGATACTGGTTTGATATGGTCTATTTCCCATTCACCATAATTTTCCCAAGTCATACCTTCAGTAAATAATGATTGAATGTACAATTTTAATTCTTCAGCTGAGTACCCTAATAAATCAATTGTTCTCCCTTCTTTTTTCTTACCGAATCGTCTAAGTTGACTTTTCAATACACTTCTCCACCCAACTATGTGTGCGTTATTTTTATTCCATTCCCTATTCTTTTTTAAAATAGCTTCTTTATTATTTGTATAATATTCTTTTTGCTTCTCTTTTATTCTTTCTTTATTTTCCGAATTCCACTTCTTTTTTAATAAAGCTATCTTATTAGGGTTTTTCTCCCTATAAACTTTATTATTTTTCCTTACAACTTCTTTATTATTATTCCTCCATTTTTTAACAGATTCTTTAATTTTATTAGGTTGTTTTTTAGAATACTCTTTTTGTTTTTCATTTATTTTAACCCTATTATTTTTTTGGTAGTTATTTCTAATTATTTTACCACAACCTTTACAAATTGTTTTATAACCATCAGAACTATTAGGTTGTTTATAAAATTCACTTAAAGGTTTTTCTTCTAAACATTTTGTACATTTTTTATTTTCCATAAGATATTTTTATTATAAATATCACAGAAAACCAAAATGTCACGGAAATGTTATGTGTTTTTAAAAAAAATCATTGTTATTAAAATTGGTAAGATGACCACAACAATAACAGAACCTAAAACTATGAAACTACCTAAACATAAAATACTGGAATAAATTAACGCAATTTTCTTATTAAAATGTCTGTTAAACAAAACAACGTCTTGATACCAACAAGAAAAATAAAGTGAAATAAATGCTAGAATACAACCAATAAAATATATCATAACTTTAAATTTTAATTGTAATGCTTGGAAAAGGAATATGTTTTTTCATTTTATTTATCTTTGTTTGGTACATAATCACCAACCTTAGCGTTTAACACAGCGTTAAAGTCTTTTTTAACAGTAACTTCTTTAACCACCACTGTTGTTGTTTCGCTTAGTTGTTCAAATTTAGTTAGTCTGTCGATACCGTTAATCCTAGCTTCTTGTTCATCAGTAAACATAGGTTTAACTTCCCATTTTACTGCGATAAAAGTTATAATATATGACTCAAACAATGATGTTAAGTTTGTTTGCAATGGAAATTTTGATTACGTTTGTAAAGAAAATGGTTTACCAAGTAAAGCATTACGAAAATCGTATTACAATAATGGTAAACCAATTTATACTGGTAACACAATTAAAAAAGAGGTTTTAATTGCTAACTATGATTTTATTGGATGGTATGCTGTTAAACAGTAACGCCTTTTATCATTTTTTCATTAGCTATAATATCGTTTAATGAATCAGCAATGTTTTTATCATCTCTAAAACCTTTAAAAGCTGGATACATAAGTGAATGAGCACCAGTTGAATCATTAGATAAACCAGAACACTTAACTTCAATTATTGAACCTAATAATTTGTCTTTGTTATCTGTTATGTATTTCATATCAGCTTCTTTTAACCCTTGTGGTTGTGTGACTAATAATCCGTCTGACGATTCACAAACTAATGAAGAAATAACGTTTTCATTTTTAGTTCCTTTAGTACCATAATTAAAACCAACTATTTTCAAATCAACATTCATCTCAATTTTTAGTTTAATTTGCCATGTTGGTTTACCATCTTTCCACTCACCATCGTAAGCTTTAAGAATTGTACCCTCTTGAGGAACACCGTCAACTTCTGTCGCAAGAACTTCTTGAAAGTGTTCCATCGCCTCAGCGTATGAATTAACCTCTTTAGATTCAATTTCTCGAACCATTGTTGCCTTAGCGTCAGAAATCAACTTTCTTACGTTCTCTAAACGTTTATGATAAGGTGTTTTAGATTTCTTTTCGAAATATTCTTCTACGGTGATAGTATCCCAAACAGTATAGCGGATTTTACGCAACCATTCTTCGATATTACCGTGTTTATTTTCAAATGCAGCTAACTTACTTGCATTTTCTTTTTGTGTACGTTCTGAACGCTTGCCAATGATATCAATAAGTGATGCAATAATACCGTTTGACTCATAACGTGGAACACCATCCATTGTTAATTCACCATTCAATACACAATCTCCAAACTTACCTAATTCATCAAGGATAATAGCACCCTTAAGTAATGTAGGTTCACCTTGACGGCTTTCCAATTCTACTTCACCATTACGGATAATAGCGTTACAATAACGACCATCCATTTTGATTTGTGATAATCCTTTCTTACCACCTTTAAATATTTCACGAGCCTTTTTCTCATCAAATGATACCGCACCCATATAAGGAGTATCTTCAATAAGGTCTTTGAAAACCTTGTTCATATAAGTGGTACCCATACCAATCTTACAATCTTTTTCAATGATACGCTCAATGATGTAAGCATCATCTGATTCAGTAGTCGCTAAAATTTCAGCTAAATGTTGACTTGCTTCATGGCCAGTAACTTTACGGTCACTAATCAATGATAACGCTTCGATTGCGGATTCAATTGTTTGAGTATGTGATTCTAAACGTGTATAATCAGGGATTTGCTTAATGTAATACTTAACTCGCTTTGAGTTAGCTAAATACAATACACGTTTAAGTGTTTCATTATCCTTATACTTTGTAAGGATTTCTTGTTTTAATTTCGTGCTTGACTCAGCAGCGATTTCGTCAAAAATTTGTTTGATTTTCATATTGATTGCAAAGGTAATAAATTATTGTGTAACTACCAAATTTATTTTAAGTAATTTTTCCAAATGTTCCCACATTGGTCTTGCATCTTTTGGTGTATTCAAATATAAGGCACCTTTAAATTCCTCATATTCTTCGGCATACATACCTACTTTGCCACCTTGTTCAATATTAGCGATTCTATCGGCTAATTTAACAATTATCGCATCTGGGTTTGATGCCGTTTTAGGTAGTGTTTTTTCTTTTTTCTCTTTACGGTTACGACCTAATTCGTCTGTGCAACAAAAAACTATTTCTGCCACATCAACTCCGAAGTGTCTTTTTAAGTCGTTGTATGAAATTGCATCATCTTCCATACTGTCATGTAAATAACCAGCAACGATAAATTTACCAGAATAACCGAAACGTTTGAGTACGTCTACTACGTCATCTAAATGTTTTTCGTATGGAAAAATATCAGCATACGTTTGATTTGAATGGGCTTTTACAGCGGCCATTCTAGCCTCTCTGTAAGTTTTTTCTGTATATACCATGTTTTAAATTTTAAACAAAGGTACGAAATGTTTTTGGATTGTGCAAATTTTTAAGACATTTTTTCACGACCCTCTGAATGTTCATCACAAAGAGTCTTCATCCAACCACCTTTTCTAAGTTGACCTTCTTTACCACACTTCTCACAAACACTGTAAGATTTAGATTCATATTTAGCGATTATATGGTGTAAACCATCTACATTTGAATCAATGTAAAACCTAAGACCACCAAACTTCTCTTTTGATTGGTGAACCCTTTTATCCCATCCAGCTGCTAATAATTCGTCAATCATTTCTTTGATTAACGGTAACCAACCTTCATCAACACCTAAGTATCGGCTATCAACAATTGGTCCCTTATCTGCACGATAAGTTCTTATTAACCCACCTATAGAAACTAGGTAATTATCAAATTCTTCTCTGGTCATTCACAGGTGTTTCTTTAGTTGTATCCCAAACAGACTTTGCAATCATTTCGGCAATGCTTTTATTTTCTAAATTAATCGCATCTGATTCAGTTAACACATAAAGTGTACCTTCATTATCAAAAGCGGCTTGTCTTAGTGTTTCAGCATCTTTAGTAAGGTCTAAATCACCGAACCAAGTTTGTCCTTCTTTTTCAGTTACAATACATGCATTAAATACACATACGCTTTTAGGATTTTCGTCACGATAAGCACTCTTCGACCAAGAAATAGCCCTACCATTGATATAACCCTTATCCTTTAATGATTGTCTTAGTGTCATTTGATTTTAAATGTTTACGTTCTTGTATAATACCCCAATAAGTACCAAGACTACCACCAATAAGATACATTAATATTGGTTGCCATTGTCCGTTAATCATTGAGTTCATACCAATGGTCATTGACATAAGCCACATAATCGCATTAGCGTTATTTGACCATATTGCACCAAATACATCGGTATGAGTTGTGTAAAAAATGTTCACTGTCCTGAAGTAAAGCATTAAGACTTGTGTTACAAACACAAGACCTGCTGCATACCAAGGATTTTTAAGTATCTCTTTAAAAAGTTCTAGCATCCGATTAGTAGATATTTGTATTTGTTAGGTTTAGTTTCAATAACCACTTGGTTTGGTTCTTTTTTAGAACCAGATTCTTTCATAGCCACACCTAATAAATCCATTAGATATTTGGTATCTAATTGAAGACCGTCTCTGTTTGGAAGGATATCACCTTCGAAGTATGTTAAGTATTTGTCGTTCATATTACCACTCAATTGTCCAGTGTCCTGGGTTTCTATCTCTGAAATCACCATCGTAGTATTTTAATTTAAACCCACGTGACTCCAATTCTTTTTTAGCGACATCATTAATATTACAACTAACACTAACGCTTCGTTTATTTTTCTTAGCTTCTTCGTCAATACGTTGAAGACATGTTTCAAGCTGTTTCTTAGCTTCGTTACCTAAAACGGTATCTGCCGTATTTCTGGCCCATTCTGCGGTAACATGTTTATATTGTTCCATCATCTTAATTTTTCCCTTTAAAAACTAACCAATCATTGCCGAATCTATCCATCGAATCAGCGATTTCTTCTTTACAAATCCATCCAGCCTCATTGAAACGTTTCTTCAATTCTTCATACATTAATTTTTTACGTGCATCTGGCCAATCTGTATGTTTACCATCCCATGTTCGGTCAAACTTACACACATAAAGGTTAAAACGTAATTCATTACCCTTAAACCGTTCAATAATTTCGCTATCAATACGTGCTTCAGTATAAGCTATCGCTTCTAGTTCTTTATCTGATAATGGTGATAGTTTTAATCTATCATCTAATGCTTTAAAATTAACAGCCATCGTCTTCGGTATTTGGTTTTGAAAATTTTATCGTTAATGAGTTATTAGTATGGAATGTTTCACCACCTTGAAGTGAAAGCTTCTTCTCACCCTTAGTGAAAAACATATGGTATCCCTCTAGTCCTTTAGTATCTTGAACTAATTTCTCAGGATTACCTGAATACATGATTGATAATCCATGTTTCTTAATGACTTCTTGTAAGTCAGCTATAAAAGCTTGGTTTTCAGATAAACTCATCATAATACAAATATACTATTTATTTTTTGTTAATGCAAGAAAAATGCTGTAATTTCTTACAGCATTTTATATAGGACCTTATCGTCAAAGTTAAAGATGTAATCTTCCACAGATGATACTTTACCATCGTTTAAACCGAAGTATAAACCAGTAAACTTTTCAACCTTGTGTTTCTTACATGACTCAAACACCGCTTGTGCGTACTTCTTCTTTTCCTCTGGTGAGATATTCTTTGGCTTCTTTTCTTTCAACTCATCCCACACTAAGTTCAAGTTAGCAACTAACTTATCATAGTTTTCTTTAAGCTTGTACAACTCAGCCTTTCGGTCTGGGAATGTAGCCGCAAATTCTTCGATTTCGTTAGTTTTAACGATAGCTATGATGTTATGCTCAGATGTCTTACCCTTTAAGTGATGCACCGAACTCTTTAATTATTTTTTCCGAAAAATTCTTTGAATGTGTTATGACCATATCTACCTTTGGTTAATTCAATTATTTCTCTGATTGAATATATTTTATTTTCAATGTTATTCGAAATAACAA